TGGCAATTACTGATGAACAAACAAACGTAACTACAACAGTTGCAATTACAAGTTCAACTCAAGGTGGCTATGTAAACACGATAACTGCTACTTTTGCACTGGTAGACAATCACACCTACACACTTTTACTATCAAACGGAACTACTATCTGTCACAAGGACAAAGTTTTCTGCACAAATCAATCCATTGCAACATTCTCCGTAAACAACGGACAATATACTTCTAATGCCACAACAAACACTTTCATAGTTTATGAGTGATAACGTACACATATTAAGCCTAAGTGCTTACACAACGCCTACAATTCAAGAATCTAAAAAAGATAATTGGGTTGAATTTGGCGAGGACAATAATTACTATTCTTTCCTTATTGATAGATACACGAATTCTACAACGAATAACGCTATTATAAACAATATTAGTCGCTTAGTATACGGAAAAGGATTAAGTGCATTAGATGCGTCTAAAAAGCCTAATGAGTATGCTCAGATGATGGCTTTGTTTAACAAGGATTGCGTTCGTAAGATGGTTCTTGATAGAAAGATGCTAGGTCAATTTGCTATTCAGGTACACTACAACGACAAACACGATAAGATTCTAAAGGCTTATCATATGCCGATTAACTTATTACGTGCAGAGAAATGTAATAAAGACGGAGAAATTACGGGTTATTACTATTCTGATGATTGGACAGACATTAAGAAGTTTGCTCCTGTACGTTACTCAGCATTTGGAACATCTAAAGACAAAGTGGAAATCTTGTTTTCGAAGCCTTACGCAGTCGGAATGAAATACTATTCTTATCCGTGTCTACGTTTCCGTTTAGTGCAGTAAATTTAACGATGTCTTCGCGACTTATGAATAATGCCTCTGCCATTAGTTGAATCTTTTGTTAGTTGGTAAAAAGCCTTGATTCGGCATATCTACAGGACGCATAGCAACTTGTTGTGGATTTCTCACTCGGTAACCTGCTTTCTCTGCTTTGTTTGTACTGATTGTTTTTGCATTAGGACTTAACGGGTCTATTCCACGTCCTTGTTCAAATGCTACAAATGTTTGACGCATCCATTTATGATGACAAGCACCTCCACCTTTGTAAAGGAATATGTCGTAAGTGTCAGCACCTCTAGCTCCCCAACCTGCATTAACTACCTGAGAACCCATTCTAACGATGTCTTCCTTGCGATATACTTTATCAGCAGCAACCATCTTTTTGCAGAACTCACGTGAATTTTCTTTAACTCCTCCGTTGTATCGGTAACGAGTCATAAATTTAAATCCATCAACTGTTGCATCTTGTTCTGATTTCGCTCTTGGATTAGCAGTACCAGTAGAAACAAAATTGTAAACTTTGGATAGTAAAGATTGTTTTTTGTTGTTTGCGTTTTCAATCTCTAAGTCAATTGCATCTTCTTGGTCATAATCAACTTCAACAACGGAGTTCCTACTGAAGAGCAGCAGTCAATGATTACTTCTAAAGTAATGAACAAGTTGACAGGTTCACGAGGACAAAAAGTAATCGTAGCATTCAACGACAATACAGAATCTAAAACAACTGTAGATGATATTCCATTAAATGACGCTCCTGAGCATTACACATACTTATCTGAAGAGTGTTTACGTAAGATTATGCTAGGTCATAACGTCACTTCTCCTTTATTATTTGGAGTTGCTAGTTCAAATGGATTCTCAAGTAACGCAGACGAGCTTAAAAACTCTGCTATCTTGTTTGATAACATGGTTATTCGTCCAATGCAAGAAGAGTTATTAGACGCATTTGACACGATTCTAGCGTTTAACGGAATTGCTCTTAAACTATTCTTTAAAACATTACAACCTTTAGAGTTTACAGACTTAGAAAACGCACAGAATGCTGAGCAAGTTGCTGAAGAAACAGGAACGGATGGAACTGAGTTAAGCTCACACGTAAACGCGTTGATTGATTTAGGCGAAGATGTTGATCCAAGTTGGGTTTTAATTGATGAAAAGCCTGTTGATTACGATAATGACGATTTAGAAAACGAGAATCTATCGAAAGAAGATAAACCAAGTCTTTTAAGTAAGATTATAAATCTTGTTTCTACAGGCGATGCAAGACCTAACATAACAGATAAGCAAGATAAAACAATTGATGGCGTTAAATTCGTTGTGAGATACAAATACGAAGGTCAAATAACAAAGAATCCTAGAGACTTTTGTACTGCTATGGTAAAAGCTAACAAGATTTACCGTAAAGAGGATATTATCAAAATGGAAAATCAAGTTGTTAATGCAGGTTGGGGGCCTAATGGAACTGACACTTATTCAATTTGGCTTTACAAAGGTGGAGGTAACTGCCATCACAGATGGAACAAACAAGTGTATGCAGTTTTTGAAGGTACTGCTTTAGACATTCCAAACGCTAAACAAATAGCACAAGCAAAAGCTGCTAAATTTGGCTACAAAGTTACTAATCCTGATCTTGTATCTAAACGTCCTGTTGACATGGATTACAACGGATTTTTACCAACTAACAAAACTTACGGGAAATAATGGCTGTATCAGGAATATATAAGATAACAAGTCCATCAGGTAAAATCTATATTGGTCAATCTAACAATATCGACAGACGTATGATTGAACATAAATATCGTGCTAAGAACAAGAACTGTAAATTATATGCGTCAATAAGAAAACATGGATTTGACAATCATAATATTGAAACATTATTTATTTCAGACAATTTGTATGAAAAGAATAAAATGGAAAGTATCTACATTAGATATTACAACACAATAAATGATGGTTTAAATCACATTAATGAGGATGCAAATTTAAATGGATTTTTAGGTAAAAAACATTCGATTGAAAATGTAAATAAAATCAGAGAAAGAATGAATGGAGTAACTCCAACATGGGCAATTGATAAAGTAAAAAAATCAGTATTTTGTGAGCACACAAATAAATCATATGATAGCATTAGTGAATGTGCTAAAGATTTAAATATTTCTCAAGCAAGTGCTTCTATGCAATATAGTGGAAAACGAAATAATAAATTTGGGATAAGATAATATGGAAGCACTATTCATAACACGCAACGACATCGTTAAATTCACAGCATTGAATGGTAACGTTGATGTAGACAAATTTATTCAGTTTGTCAAAATTGCACAGGACATTCACATTCAGAATTACTTAGGTTCTAAACTATTCCAAAAGCTACAAGCAGACATTATCGCAGGAACTCTTTCAGGTAACTATGAAATGTTAGTGGAAACATACGTTAAGCCAATGTTGATTCACTGGGGAATGGTTGAGTATTTACCTTTTGCAGCTTACACAATCGCTAACAAAGGAGTTTACAAGCATTCATCTGAGAACTCTGAGAACGTAGATAAAAACGAAGTAGACTATCTATTGGAGAAAGAACGTTCAATTGCTCAGAACTACACGCAACGATTCATTGATTACATGAGTTTTAACGATAACCTTTATCCTGAATACAGAGCAAACGTAAACAATGACATCTTCCCTGATAGTAACACAATTAACATAGGATGGTATCTATGAAAAAACGAATCTACACACCTAAGAAAGAAAACATAAACAAATTAAAGACGTTTCTTAATAAGATAAAGAAAGATGGCAAATAACATTGGATGGGGTGAAGGCGTTCTTAACACAATAAGTTGGGGTGCTGATGGACAAATAAACGGATTAGAAGTAACAAACATACTTGCTGAGAATGGTGCGTTTATGTCAACTGAGAACGACAATCTATTAGTAACAGAAACTACATTTGATGCAGGTGGATTTGGAAGTATATACGACAACTCTTGGAGTGGTGAAACATTATTAGAAAGATAAATAAATAAATTATGGCTGAAGTAAAAATATCGGAACTAACATCTGCAACTACTCCCCTTGCAGGTACTGAGACAGTTCCAATCGTACAGGGAGGAGTAACTAAAAAAGTAGCAGTTTCCAATTTAGGAGGCGGAGGAAGTTTGCCTGCTTGGATTGAAACAAACGCAACGGATTTAACATTGTGGAATAACGGAAAAGGTAACATTGCAACAAATACTTCATTTGGAGATGGTGCTTTAAAGAGCAATACAAGCGGAAGTAACAATACTGTAATTGGTGTTAATGCTTCGGATGCATCAACAACTGCTCAAAGAAATGTAGCAATTGGTTCGGATTCATTAGCGAGTTGCACAACGGGAACTTCCAATACTATTATTGGATATGCTGCTGGCTTTGGCATAACAACTGGCAATGGAAATGTTTTAATTGGTCAACAATCATTAACCGAAATGAGTACAACAAGTGATGCTTTAGCTATCGGGGTTAGTTCTGGTGCTGGTTCCAATGCTATTGCAATTGGACATTATGCTTATGCAGAACAAGGAGGTATTGCAATAGGATATGAAACTTATGCAGCGACTGGCGCTATTGCTTTTGGTGGTTTTTCTTATCCAGCGGGCATTGTAGCATCACAAATAAACACTTCGTCAAAATATTGGGAAGTAATAATTAACGGAACAGTTCAAAAAATACTTTTAGCATAATGGAAAACGAAATACTACAAAGCGTAAACGCTGCATTTGATAGCGTAAATTTGGTTAACGAATTGAACGCAAAGACGGACAAAACTCAAGATGATTTAGATACGATTTCAAGAAACGTTGAACATCTTATTGTTATGATGAGTAAAGAATGGTTTGTAAATGCTTTGACATCTGAGCAAACATCTGCAATCAATGCAATAATCAATGGATAAGAATCAAGCAATTGAGGTAATTGAACAGGCTATTGACGTAGCAGTTCAAAAAGGTATCTATTCTTTGAAGGATATGGTATTTATTTTAGATGCTTTAAACTCAATTAAAAATGAAAACTAAATTGTCAATATTTGCTTTCTCTGTGCTGACTATTTTAGCACCTATAAAACCTTTAGTAATTATTGCTATTATGTTTATCATTTTAGATACTGCTTTTGGGATATGGAGAAGTGTAAAGAAAAACGGATGGACATCAATACGTTCACGCAGACTTTCACACACGATTTCTAAGAGCCTTTTATATAGCGGTGCAATAGTATTTATCTTTTTACTCGAAAAGTACGTTGTAGCGGATTTATTAGGGCATTTTATTGCAATTGATTTAGTGTTGACCAAAGCATTCACAACGTTTTGTGTATTTACTGAGATTAAAAGCATCAATGAGAGTTATCATTCTGTTACAGGTGTTAATGTTTGGGATAGATTTGTAAAGTTTTTAAAACGTTCTAAGGAACAAATGGAGGATTTAAAATGAAAAAGTTAGACATTCAAGCAATCAAGCAAGTACGTTTAAAAGACAATCAATACTTTGCGGAAGAATCACCTAAGACACAAATCTATCTACACCAT